TTTACCTAAACTAGCACCAGTTAAATCTATATAAAGTTCATCTGTCAATACATATGTATCAGACCCAGTAGTTATCTTAGCATCAACATGTGCAGTAAATAATCCATTAGTTATAGTAGTTTGTTTAATCCCATCTACATAGGTATCTAGTACATCTGGTTTAGCTGTGGAGACTAGCATGTATGTATCATTAGCATTATAAGTATCTGTGCTAACTGTGAATGTCGGTGAAGCTACTATTTCTGCTGCTAGGGTTACTGCGGTAGCAGGTATTGTTGCTGTGATAGTTTCAGTAGCTGTAATGTCGTATGTTGCAAAGGCTGGTAATGTTATAGTTACTATAGTATCACTAGTCCTTACTACATTAGTATAAGCTAACCCTGCTTTAACTACTGCATCCCAACCCGTACCTTCGCTTTGTGCTGAATCTATACCGCTTATTAACGCAGAGGTTATAGCATTATCAGCACCTACAGTAGCTACCCATGTATCATCTGTAAGTGTAAGGATTATAGTCTTACCACCAGTAACTATATCTGCTTCAAGTGTACTAGAAGTTATAGTACCTGTAAGTGCAGCTGTAGCAATAACAGCACCTAGCGAATCTTCTGTGCCGTTACCTGAATTCCATAATGTAGCTATATTATCAACAGTTAAAGCTTCAGAATATATTCTAAAATCATCAACTTTACCATCAAAGAAATATCTGTTTTCACCATTAGTTTCATCTGCACCCACATTAAAATTATCAGCTCCAGAAGTAGCATCAGTAAAAACACCTTTAAACCATACAGTTTTATCAGTTTCATCTACCCAAGACCCGACAGATGTAGTTACATCAGTATTATTATAATAAAAAATAGGGGTTGTACTGTTATGAACTATACCAAACTGAAACCATGTATTTCGTTTATCGTCTAACCAATTATCGGGTAAAGTCCATCTCCATTTCTGTGTTCCATCTACAGTACATATTATGTATATTGTACCTGCAAAACTATTTTCAAAACATTGTATCCTAGTGGCTGTAGCGTCAGCATCTCTGGATATTTTCCAGAAAGATTGAAAATTACTGTTGTAACCGTCAGAATAAAACCAACCTATAACTGCACCAGCAGTTACATTAGCCAATGTAGTTACCAAGCTATCACATTGTATATAATCATCAGACCCATTAAGATGAAGGCAATCGTTTATCTTACCAACCTCAGACTTAGCCGATGTGTTATCTCCACCAACAAGCGTACCATTACCACTCCCACTACCGTCATCAACTACGATAGTATTAGCAGCATCATCATTCATCTTTGCCCAAAATATTTCAGCTGGCATTATTTACTCTCCACTATATCATCAAGCTCTAACATTGTATTTAAATCTTCTATTTTATGTATTACCTGTGATGTTTTAAAATCTACATGATAAGCATGACTACAAGGTTTTATTGGTGTCTCATCATGGAATGTTTTGTATAACCTACTAATTGTTGGTGTTTCAAACATATCTTTTGAATCATATACTTTATCTTTTATAGATTCTACATAATTGAGTAACGCTATAGCATCTTTCTCATTATCAAATGTAGCATCAAAATTAACTCTATATTTCATAATTCTCCTTATACTCCATCAAATATTAGTTTCTTACCAACTAATAGGGTTATGTCTCCACTATTTATCTTAGCCGAACCATCAGTAATTGTTCCTCCAGTTATTGTATCTGTTGCGTTTATATCGTCAGTAGAAGTAATCTGTTCGGCTTGTACTGTACCAGAAAATGTACCGTTAATTGCAGAAGCAAGTGACCCAGAAGACAATATAGCTATATTGTCAGTAATTGCGGCACCAGTTACCGTACCAGTTGCTGTCATAGCTCCAGTAATGTCTAAATCACTAATTAATGGATCATTGGCACAGTCTAACCTCAAATATATTGCATCTGCAGTAGTTTCAGTTAATTGATTACCTGTATCATCTAAATTACCCGTAAAAGGATTATATTTGTAAGACATTAAGTTCCTAGTAGTTTGTAAGTGTAAGTTTCAACATCATCCCATACATATTGAGGGCCATCATTACCATTAGGCCATTTAATTATCCAAGGATCTCCCATTGTAGAATAGCTAGTATCATATTCTATTATAAATATTTGCCAACTACTATTAGAAGTTTTTGTACCACTAGATGCAAAACCAAAATATTCGTGCGTACCATCATTATGATATGCAGTAGTTTCATTTGGTTCTGGTTTCCATAAACCTGGCATAATGACCTCCGTTATGTTTAAACATCTGGCTTGTTTTCTTCGTTATATTTTTCTTGATAAAACGCTTTGTTATAGTAAGGTCGATTTTCAATTAGTGTCCATAAATCGCATAGATTCTCTGCTTGTACATTACCATCAATTGCATGACATAATCCATTACCTAAGAAATTGCCACAATTACCACATTTCTCTTGTGCGCGATAATTAACTGAATCTTTAGCCTGCTTACTAAGGTCAAACCGTTCTCTGCTTGGTAACGACATTATGACCTCCTATGTTTTTCTAAAGAGCCATTTTCACCTAAAGTTTTAGCATCAAGTTTGTATATTTCCCCAGCTTTCCCACCAGTAATGTTTTTCATTTCATGCATACATTTTTTAACATTATGTTCAGTAGGATTATCTAGTTCGTTTTTAGTACAACCTTCGTTTTTAACTTGTTTAGCTACAGAAAACATACGCCTAGCAGCTTGATCTTTAGGATGATTCGTTGTGTATCTGTTTTTAGAAGTTTTAATATAAACCATATCTCTCCTTAAACTAGAAATATTTGTAATGTGTCAGAAGCATGACTTACTGTTACTATAACATTTTCAGCTTCAATACCTTTATCACCAAAAAACATATTAGTTCCACCCATATTTAAACTTCCACCACCTGCATCATACGATTTGAACTTTACAAGTTCAGTTGTTCTGCTACTGGCACCACTAGTTACTAAACCAGTAGCATTAGTAGCATTGCCACTAAATGCTATAGATTTGATTTTAAGGATACCACCATCAGCTATTGTAACAGCATCAGTACCAGTGCCACCGATACTATATCCCCATCGTTCTTGCACGACATCTGCTTTAGCCATAATACTCTCCTATTATTGTCCTTTACCAGAACTTTTATGTTTTTTAGATTGACTATTACCTGGTTTAGAACTACCAGATCTAGTTTCCATTTTGCTATCTCCAACATATTGTGTACCATTTACATCTGGTCTACGGTCAAAACCTGAACAAGGTGTTACAACACCATATTCAATAGTCTTACCAACAACAGTTGATTTATCCATTTGTTTTGGCTTACATATACCTGTTTTAATAGTTTCCATTGTTCCTCCTGTGCTAACAGCCCCCTTGCGGGGGCTAAAAGCAGTTAATACTACTTAGATTTGTTATTAGACTTAAAGTTTTTAAAAACATCCACTTTTGGTTTGTCTTCTTTAACTTTTTTAACTTCTATAACTTTAGGTTTAGCTGTTTTAACAACCACAACTGGATTGTCTTTGGCTTCCCTAGCTAGTCTTGCATTTTCTTTGTTACCCATTACTTACCTCCTAAGTGTACGAAGGAGCAGTTGTACTAAATACACTCCCAGTTAGAAACCAGTTAGTACCATCACAATACAACTTAACAAAAGTTCCTGTACTGGGAAGATTTACCTGTAGAGTATGGTCAGTCGAACCATCTGGTGCTGATGTAACGCTATCTGCAGCATCTGAATCTACAAATACCATTCCACCTTTTAAGAAATTAGCTGCATTTTCAGCAATTATAATCCAGTCATGTCCATCAGCTGCTTCCATTGTATGTTGGAACTCATAAAAGAGCCCAGCTGCCGCAGTTGGTAATGTAAAAGTTCTATCGGCACTTACATTAGGCATAAGATGAAGCTTACCTGAGTTTTCGGCTAAGATTGTAGTATTAGCGTCAGTTAAAGTAACAGCTAAAGTTAAATCTCCACCAGTTCTTGTTATTGTTTCTACAACTAATCCGTCTGTATCGATATAGTTACTATCGTCAGCCCCTATCCCATTTGGGAATTTTGTTCCAGCACCCATAATAAACCTCCTTTAAGGTTGGGTACCAGGAGAGCCAGAAATCCCCAGCTCCCCCAGAACTTTGTTAACTTAACTTACGCTATGACCAAACAACCATCTCCAGTCATTCCATCCATAACCATACCTCATATAAGCCCGGAACTTAGCAATAAATGTATCAAAGCTAGTTTCCTGACCAAACTCTAGAGGCACACGATCCCACCATTCCAACATAGTCTTCATTAAAGCTGAATCACAGAAGAACCAGTTGTTGCTGTCTGTAAGTCTATCCCAAACAGCTAGTTTATACTTTCCATAATGAAAATTTGCATTATTTTCAGCACTATCCACTTCACCTTTAGTAGCAATTAATGTCCATGCTTTTTCTTCTAAGGCTCTAGGAACAATAATAAGATCTGGATTACAAGTTATAACATTACCTCTATCGTCTGTAAACGCAGCCATAAGTCTACGAGTAGCTTCAACAGCAGTTGCTGACAAGGCAGTAGTACCAGTATTTGACTGGTTAGTATACCCACTTGCAGAAGCAGTACTTGTATGAGCTGAATTACATAACGACAAACCTTCACTATTGTTTAAAATACCATCAATAGTTCCTGCACCAGAAAAAGCACCGTTAAATATTGAAGCACCATGTTTTTCTCTAGTTCTGACAGCTGATATAGCTAACTGAGCAGGTTTCTTGTTGATTACACCATAAAGATCATCGTCATACAGTTTTCTTTCAACCTGGAAACCAGATACAAACTGTTTGAACTCTATCTTTACGTCATAACCCTGGTTCAAGTCATCATACTGCACTTGTCCAGAAGTATCGAAATCAGAAAAGTCACCAAAAGCACCTATGCTAGAAGTCTTTTCATAAGATGTATCAGCACTACCCATGTTGAATAGTGTTGGTACCATCTGTGGTAGTTCTTTGTATCGGTCAGTAAATATTGTTCTTAAACCGGGTTCTAGAACATCACCAAAATTTTCGCTAATCAATGGAGTACCCATTGTTCACCACCTTTATATTAAGCCTGTGTTGAAGCGCCACGTAAGAAAGCATCCATGAAATAAACATCACCATAGAAAGTAGCACCAGTGTCATTTATTCCACCATGTCTTGCTGTACGTAGAGGTTCAAAAGCAAACCGTTTAGAACTAATATAGTTCTCTAAAACTATAGCATCACCACTTGCTGCTATATCACCATTTAACGCTGTGTTGGCATCGTTAAGCTGAATACCTCCACCTGTTGGAGCACCCTGATAAGTTTTACGAATCAGAATATAAGTATCGCCAGTAGCGTTGCCTATAAGTTCATCATCATATCCAGCACCAGTTACGTTTGTAAGGACAGTAGTTCCTGTCTGAGCACCAACCTTTATCAAGTTACCTGCACCTGAACCTGTGTTGATATAAGCCCAACCACCGACATTTGTTGCATCTATCGCAACATCTGTTATAGTTTCACCAGTTGCATCAGTAGCAGTTAAAGTATTAGTTGTTTCGTTGCCCCATTGTGCTAAATAATAAGCAGTAGGGTTAACAATACATTTAGCAAAAACTTCTGTACCAGCAGCCATTACACTAATAGCTGAAGTAGGAGTTTCGTTAAGTACACCAACAATGTCTATAAGAGCGTTAGAACCAGCAGTAATAACACCACCAGCACCTTCAGCAGAAGCCGCAGCAGCAGCCTTAACTGCTTCACCTGCAACCAAAGCAGCTGCATCATAAACATATGTATCTCTCATTACTATATCTGCACCACATAAATCACCATGAAATCTCATTTTGTTTCTCCTTGTTTAGTCTCACGAGGTTTGCCTCGCTCGTTCACTAGGTAAAATTTATTCCTAGTTCTTCTTTCCCCCTACTAGAGGTACTCGACCTTTAAAATTTAAACCATCTAACTTCAATCCTTTTTTAAAAGATTGATATGGATTATTGAATTGCCTAGCAACATCATATCTCCATTCACCACCACATCTCCTACATTTATAAACCCTAATAAAAGGACCTAAGTTTTCTTTTAATGTAATTTTGGGCTTCCCATCATTAACAAAATTTAAACCTGTTGTTGTAGGATCCGATGCCTTAGAACAATGAGGACAAGTCATTTCCCCTTGGAATGCTGACCTGTTCTTTTGTTTGTAAGGGCTACCAAATATTGGAATAACCATGTTATTCTCCTTCATAAAAATTAGATGAACCACAAAACCAACACCCAGCACCTTGAACTACCTCGTATTTCAAAGTTGTAACAGTTGCTCCGGAATCACGATACTCAATGTTTCCACCCCAACCGTCACCTTTAGGTCGTTTTTGACGTCCATTAATTATATTTATAGTTTTACACCATTGACATCTAACGAAACGACTTTCATTGCCTTCAGTACCTTCGTTGTCTGGTAAATCTGTACCTTTAAATTTACCACGTTTCTTAGAATGTACTAATGGAAATACTACCCGTTGACCTTTATGAACATTTCTTTCTCGTCTTCTCATGCTACTCGTTTGTCTCCTTTAGCTATTTTAGTTTTCATATTAAGATAAGCCTGGTCAGTCATTCTCATACGCTTAGCTATCTTACGCTCAACATCAGTTAACTTTACAATAGTTACAGCAGACCTAGCTACAGTAGATTTAGCTGTATGTGCAAATTCTGCCTTTTTATTATGTTTAGTTATTGCAACTGAGTCCGGTTTTTTCATTGTTTTTTCTATCATAGCCTCAGCAAGTAACGGCCCATCTATCATATATCCTAAATTTGGGTTGTTTCTACCAATTTCTAAATACGAACGTGCAAAAGAATCGTTCATATTAAATTTACCTTCGTTATCTAATGCTTCAGGATGTCTCATAAGTACAGTAACTTCGTTTTCTTTAAATTTACGTTCTTTTTCTTTATAATTCCAAACTTCTTCAGCTTCTTCACGAGTAAATGGCTTAGATTCGCCTTCTACGGCCGGTACTTCTATCGGCGCAACAACATTGCTAGTTTTTTCTGCCCGTAAACGTGCATACATCCTGTCAATACGTGATTGTGCCGCTTCCTTGGAAATCATTTCAGGTTCTTTAGGCTCTACTGCCGGCACTATTGGTTCTACTATTGGTTCTTCAGCAGGTTCAGGTACTACAATAGGTTCTGGCACTACCGGTTCTGGTATAATTGGCTCTACTGGCTCAACAATAGGTTCAATGGGTTCAACAACAGGTTGTACCGGTTCTACTGCTGGCGGATTTAAAGCATCTAACGTTTCTGTTCCTCTTACTGGTTCCATTACCATAATATTCTCCTCTAGGTTTTACTTTGTTATTTTCAATGACGTAAAGCAACGTCAACATCGAGCTGATCTTTTTTAATTTCCTTACTAAGGCGCTCGGCAATCCCAATAAAGTCTTTAATTCCATCTATTTTACCAACTAAATACTGACATTTGTCTGTTTCACTTTTACGAAGGTGTATATTTATATCTTTCTGTAGGTTTTGTACATATTCTGTACTTAATCTATACTTGAGCACTTTCCAAGCATTGCTGGTTAAGAAACTATCTAATATTTCTATTACTCTATCCGAGTATTGGTTGTCCTGCATTATTAGGTTGTCCTCCTGCCATCGGATTGCCACCACCCATATCTTGTCCAGGTCCTGCTGGCATTAATCCTGATTGCTGTTTAGGTTTACCTTTAGGCTTAGGCCCAAGATATGTTTCATAATCTATTTTACCTATACTAATAAGAAACTCTTTAGCTATTTCGTATCCTCTAGGATCTTGTGCTAATACCATAAGTTGTTGTGCCATTTGTACTAAAATACTATTAGATTGACGTTCCATGCCTTTATTAGCAGCAGTAGCATCTAACGACATATAAGCATCGTAACTTCCAAATATCTCGTCTCTATCAAGACCTTCTGGAAACAATATTTCACCTGACTCTTCACCTAACACTCTATCTGCATATCCATCTGGCATCCACATCTGGTATTGTTGTAGTATCTGTGTTAATAAACTAGATATGGTTGTTTGAGCCCTAACACCTAGTACAGTAAACGATTGTTCACCTTGTCCTATAATAGCCATGGTACCGGTAGCTGTAGCACGTGATTTAACTATGTCTGATTCTCTACCCATTTGGTAAGCACTTGTACTAGTAAGTTTTTCTATATAATTAGTAATTAATCCTTCTTCTTGAAACGATGCTACAGGATTATGTTGTAACTGTATCATATTAACGTCTTTAATATCGTCTACTGGTGTCATAACACCTGGACCGATTTGTACATTTTCCGGTTTAAAACTAGAAGCTGCACGATAAAATCCAAAAGGCGATATAGCTATAGTACCAGCATCTACACGTTGGTTATGTAAAGCATCTACTTCCTTAGCTAACCCTCTCATAAGTTCTGGTAAAGATATACCATAAGGCCGACCTGTACGTCTCATAAATTGTCCTATTGTCCAAGGTCTCTTGCCAATAGGCGAAACAGCAGTTAATGGTTTTCCGGAAAGATATGCCTTTGATTCATACGCTATTGTGAAAACAGATTCTTTCATTTCTCCATTAATTTTCCATTTCATATAACATTCTATAAGGCGTATAGGTAAACTTTCTATGTGGCCTTGAATTAAACTTTCGCTAGTACCTTCGTTTTCTTCTTTGTTCTTTCTTAATGAATCTGGAACTTGTTCGTCTAGTTTAGGTTGTAGTTTAGTAGCAATATCGTCTAAATGGTATATTTTCCTATAAGCAAGATCTTCTATTTCAGGTAACCTCATATATATGTCTTGTGCTATATACTCTGATTTATCTACACCTTCCCATAATTTAGGTATGTATACTTCATCTATACTGACGTTGTCTACAGCACAATATCTATGAGCTTTTTCTTTATATACAATTTTACCGTTTTCATCTTTTTCAGCTATCATACGATAATCTGTTGCCCATCGAGTTTTTAATGCTACAGTACCGTTAACTATAAGATCCCATATGAAATCATCTACAGTAGCTTGGAGTTTAAGATCTTGACGTACTACCCAACCCATGAACTTTTTAACTTTATCTACATTAACAACATCACCTTTTTCTATAGGACGCCAGTTAATAGTATTTTCGTTCCATACTGCTGGAAATAGTTTGGCGTGCATTATCTTACAATGTGTAGCTGTTAGCATAGTTGTTATGTTAGAACAGTTAGGCCATGGGTCTGATTTAGGACCACGCATACCATCTAACATATCTAAAGAGTCTTTACGGATATCTAACCAATCAACTCTATCTCTTTGACATTCATCTATAAGATTAACAATATGTTGAGCTATACGTGC